ATGAATTTTGACCGAAAGGCCGTCTGGTCCATTGCGAGGGGCTGGCTGGCCGCCATCCTCGTCGTCGGCTGTGCCGTCGGGAGCGCGCCGGTGCGCGCCGCCAGCTTCCAGCCGCTCGAGATCGTCACCAGGAACGGCGTGCAGGTGTTCTCGGTGGAAATGGCGACGACCGAGGAGGAGAAGCAGACCGGGCTGATGTACCGCAAGGAACTGGCCGACGGCAAAGGCATGCTGTTCGACTTCAAACCCGAGCAGGAAGTGTCGATGTGGATGAAGAACACCTACGTCTCGCTCGACATGATCTTCATCCGCGCCGACGGCCGCATCCTGCGCATCGCCGAAAACACCGAGCCGCTGTCGACCAAGATCATCTCGTCCCAGGGGCCCGCGCGGGCCGTGCTGGAGGTGGTGGCGGGAACGGCGCAGAAATACGGCATCCGTCCCGGCGACCGCGTCGGCCACCCGCTGTTCGGCACCAAGTAGGGCGACCCGGCGGGGTTATTGCCGCCTTGCTGGCGGCTTGAAAGCTTGATGGCGCTTTGGGAAGCGTGTATCGACGGGGCTCGCTGGACATTCGGGGTATAGCGCAGCCTGGTAGCGCGGCAGTTTTGGGTACTGCAGGTCGTTGGTTCGAATCCAGCTGCCCCGACCAACAAAATCAATCGCTTACATCTATATTTGAAGACCGAATCTTCCCAGAAATCTTCTTGGGAAGGCCATGGGAAGAGGGGACTCGTTGCGGTCCCTGGGGGTGAGTCATTTTGACTCAGGGGTAACCTTGCCGCCGCCTTCGATCGAGGATTCACACCGCAAAGCATCTGCCGAATAGTCCCGTCGGTTTCGGGCCTGGGGAGGCGTGGATGCTCATCTGGATCGTGTGCGGGGTAGGAGCAGTGGCGATCTTGCTCGGCCTGCTTGTCTTCTGGTTCAGGCACGTCACGCGCGACGTAGACGCCGAGTATTGAGAGCCCGCCAGCGCTTTGAACCGGAACCATGTCCCGGAGTTGAATCCCATGCGGAAAGATGTGGGTTCACTAGTCCTGGGGCGCTCTCCATGCCGTCCTTGTCGCTACGACAGGCCACTGGGGTGGTTTTGGTCTTGCTCGCCGTCTATTTCCCGGTCGCGCTTTATCTGCACTACAGCTACGTGCCGAGCCCGGACCCGCCGAAGGCTGCGAATTTATCCGGGCCTTTCCGCAAGATCGATGCGACCGCCTATCAGGCCCTTGCGCCAAAACTCGACGCGCTCGCAGATGTTGACTACGGCCCCACCAGATCAACCATTGTCCTGCTCGAGAATGGACGTCCGCTTGGCCCGGCGCACACCCCAGGAAGAGTGATTAACGGTAGCTATTCGCACTGGCGCGGCGCCGGCATCATCTTCTCGGCCAGCGACAACAGCGACCCGAACACCAACGGGCGGACTTATTCAGTTACATGGCAATGATGGCGCCTCCGACGGAGCCAGACGCGCTCCATGCTCGTCGATGTCGTGCTAATGTCGCCCCATGCGGCTGGTCAGCCATCCCGCAAAACCGTCTCGTCAAACTGCCGAGGCGCCTTGCCCTCGCGCTTTGGTTGCGCTTGGATCACGACTCTGACGCGCGATCCTTTTAGGAGCCCTGATTGATTGAGACTTCGTGGCTCGACATCTTTACCCGCTACGTCATTCCCCCACTTCTAGGCGGCGCGGGCGGCATTATTACTGTCTACGGGCAGTGGGGTATCGAAAAGCGCCGGCAAAAGATGCAAGCCCGCCGCGACTTGGTCGCAGAGTGGCGAAAGAACCTCATTCCCCTGCTGATCGCCAAGCCCGAAACACGCGGCGGAGGTCCGGAAAGCAAATATGCATTCATGGATCATGAAAGCTATGCCAGCCTTCGGCCTCACCTCAGGTCCGACCTCAGGGCGAAAATTGAAGACTCGGTAATCCGAGTCAATGTGGGCGGACCGGCTTTCCCCCGAAGCGCCATCATGGATGAAATCGCGAGGATTGAGCGTCAGTGGTGCCTTATTTGAAAGCGTGAGTTGTCCACACCCACGGCTGGCAGTAGCTCGCGCTCGTTCCGTGGCCCAAGGGATTGATAATTTGACTCTCGCCAGCGCCGCGCTTCGATGGCGGGATGATCCGCCTCATCAAGCACGAAAAGGTGCCGGGTACTGGAAGCTTCGAGGTGCGCTTCGCTGACAGCCGCCGGAGCGTCTATTTCTACTTCGATGAGCTTCCGTCCCGCCGGCTGCGTCAGCAGATGGTCAGGAATGAAGCACTCGATTGGGCGAAGATGTTCGCGCGGATCATGAGCGGCATAATCGGAGGCTGGTCTGAAGGAAAAGGCCCGCCGCAGCCGGAGAGTGATCAATGACCGTCTTCAAAAGGGGAAAGGCCGCAGGGTGGTTCCAGCCCCCACTGCGGCCATCCCGGACAACCTGAAAATTGATGAGTACTTAAATCTCGCCGGTGTTCTCACAGTAGAACACCCCTTTCCGAAAATGGAGTCGGTATAACTACCGGAATCCGTTTTCCTACGTATTGTGGCCAAATAGCCAGCATGGCATGGCTCGCGCTCCAGCCCCAATGCTCCCGGCTGCCGATCCAATTGCGGATCAGAGCGCTGGGAGTGCTAGGCCCGCCAGGTGACCGGCGGGCCTTTTGCTGTCACCGCCGCAGCCGCCGACGGTGCGTCATCAGCCGCTGCCGGTCTCGCGGTGCCATGCTGCGAAATAGCCCTTCTTGAACTCGCGCAGCATGTCCGCGAGATGCTGGACCGCGAAATTTGCAAGCTCCAGGCTGCGTTCGTGGGTTACATCTTGGCACCAGTCTGCGACTAAACGCTCCGTGATCTCGCCCATTCGGTCGATGTCGCAAACATCACCCTCCAGATTGCGGAAGGCCTTTGCGTGGAGTTTCTCGATGGCCGCTCGGTCTGGCACGAGCTCAATGACGTTGCTCATGCTGATCGCTCCCGGCTCTCGCAATCTCGCTCGACGAGCCGGAACAGCGATCGCAGGAAGGCGATCTCGAACTCCCGGAGGTTGCGGCCCGACTCCTCGTCGCCAGACTGGTCCATGACGACGTCGGCGAGGCTGGCGAGCGACCAAAGCTCAACCGTCCGAACCTTGCTCGCCTTGCGCATTAGGCGCGTAAGCCTACGCAGCGCTGCGTCCCGACGCTCGGACATACCCTCAATGACGATCTCGGCAACGGTTGAATTGCCGGTGTGCTCGGCGCGCCATGCCCCGTTGATCGCACCATTGATGGACGTATAGGTGACGGCGGTGCGCATGATCGCCGAGGCTCGATCGAGATCCTCCTCGGTTTTGAGCCGGCTGGGCTCCGAAGCGGGGATCTGTGCCGTCACGGCCGCCGTTGCTGCGATGCGCGCAGCATCCAGGTCAATGACGTTAGATGGGCTCGCAACTGGGCTGGGAGAGTCGCTGGTGCGTTCTCCCGTTTCAGGCTGTCCGGTTGCGGGGTGGGACGGAAACGAATCCACGGACTCCGCTCGGGGCGGAAACATAGGTCTGTCGATGGTCATGGTGGTTGCTTTCGGTTTGGCTTCTGACAGCCGTGCCCAGTAACAGACTGGGCAGCCGGGGGGTCAGAACCTGCCGAAAGACAGGTCGCTGCGCTTTTAAGCCTCGCGGCTCTGGACATGGCGCAACGCCCCCGGCATAAAGCCAGAACGGCGCGCCCGCCAAGGCGCTCCTTAGCGCCGAGACAGCCCGCCAAGGCTGTTGCGCTTTCGGCAGCCATCGACGCCAATCGACGGCCAGCCTATTTCGGTCCGGGTTCTGACACCCACGGATATTGCATCACTGATTTGGTTAAAAATCCATCCCCTTTCGGGGCGCCTCGGCGCGATGGAACGTTTGTAGCCGCGACGCGTCCTTAAGGCATCGATCCGGTTTGCTCGAGGATCGACCGATGAACACGGCACTCGCCTATGCGATCTCGGCCTCCATCGTGGGCTTTGGCCTCTGGATCCTCGTTGCCGGCCTGACCTCCAGCGCACCCGTTCTGTGGGCGTGCGTAGCCCTTATCCCCGTTGCGATTGGACTCTTGAGCGCTTTCGGGCCCCACTAAACAATTCACTCCCTCCCGGGGCGCCTCGGCGCGTCCGCTTGCTGGTGGATTGCGGGGATGCCGGCGCATCCGGATTCGCCAAGGCCGGTCGAAAGCGCCAGCCTCGCGTGGTGCCCCATGAGGATCGCCATGACGTCGCCATCACCCCAAACGCTCGAGCGCGAAAGAGACAAGCTATTCCTGACCGATGCCGAGCTGATCCGGCGCCTCGGCGTGCCGGAAAAGATCATGCGGCCAATGCTGCCTGGTCTCGAAAGCAAATATGGATTTCCGAGGAAGCAGGCCCTATTCGGAGCGAGGCGCTACTGGCCGGCCGTCAAAGCGTGGCTCGACAAGCACAACGGGCTGCCAGATCCAGCGAAGCTGGCTCGGTGACGTGGCTATGGCCTTGCTCACGATCAGACAAGCTGCCGCTGAACTATCTGTGTCCCATCAGTGGCTGAAGTATTGGCTTGTCGATAACCCGGTCGATGCTGCCGGCGTCCCGTTCTATCTCCGGATGGGCAACCGTCTCAAATTCGAGACCGCGGACATCGAACGCATACTCGCTCACCTCCGCGATTTGGAAGCCGCTCGCCTTGGCCCAAGCATCAAGGCTAAGGCCCGCCTGTCCGGTCTCATGTCGCGTGTTGGCGGCTATGATCACCTGGTCGCCGTACGCGAGGCGGCGGAAGAGAGAAAGGCGAATCCAAAGCGGCCGTCACCGGAAGCTAAACTCATCGGGGATTTGGCCATCGCAAGTGTCCTAGGACCGAGACCACCAAGAAAACCCCCGCAGCGCCGCGCGAGGCTGCCGGGACATAAGCCGCCAAGCTCCTAGGTCAGTTCGGCTGCATCCGAGTTCGGGCGTGGATGATGGAACATTAGTTCCATTTCTCATGGAACTGTGTTATAATGTAGGTGATTCTGCAAAGGAAAACCGCCCCGATTCGAGGCGGTTCTCTCGATCAGATCCCAGCTTGGCCAGGACCCGCTCTGTGCAACCGTGAATGTAAGCATTCCGGAGACCGTGTCTAGCCCAGTTGGTCACCACTCCAACTAACTGAAAAGGCTAGATAAAATGACTGACGGAAATAATTTGATCACCGGCCCGCAGCAATTGCGGCTTGACCTCCAAATCTCCGCCGAGCGCGAAGTTGATGGCATCCTCATGGGGGTGCTTAGCGACGGCACCCCATATCTGAACATCCGTGGTCTCGCCAAGATGTGTGGTGTTGATCACACGTCCATCCTTGGCATCACCGCCAATTGGCAGACCGCACCGCTCAAGCCGCGCGAGGCGAAGATCCGCGATCTGGTACGGTCTCAAGGCGCCGACGACAGCATCGTTTTCATCGCAACGAACAAGAATGGCACCATCCATCACGCCATCCCGACGGCGGTGTGTATGGCGATCCTCGAGTACTACGCCTTTGACGCGAAGGGCGTTGACAGCACAAAGGCGGCGAACAGCTATCGTCTGTTGGCCCGCAAAGGCTTCCAGGAGTTCATCTACGCGCAAGTTGGTTACAATCCGTCTGGCGCGCCGAGCATCGCCTGGCAGCAATTCCACGACCGTGTATCGCTGTCCTACCATACCGTGCCGGACGGCTACTTCAGCGTGTTCAAGGAGCTCGCCGACCTGACAGTCACGCTGATTCGCGCTGGCGCAAATCTCGGGTCGGAGTTCATCCCGGACATCAGTGTCGGCATTCACTGGGGCAAGCATTGGACGTCGAACAATCTTGATGCGGTCTACGGCCAACGCCAGAAGTACGCGCACAATTATCCGATCTATTTTCCGCAGGCGGCATCTAACCCGCAGCAGCCCCACTGCTACCCGGATGAAGCGCTCGCGGAATTCCGCGATTGGATCAAGAAGGAATACCTCGCAAAGAAGATGCCGAATTATCTGCTCGACAAAGTGAAGCAGGGGCAGATCACGTCGGTGCAGGCTAACGCTGCGATCGAGGCCGTGACGCCGAAGCGGATCGCGCCGCCGCAGATCCGGCCACAGCGCTTCTAAAACACAGAAGCCCCGCTTCGGCGGGGCTTCTTTTTGTCGACAGTTGGGCGCTGCCCGCCCCGCGACCGTAGGTGATGCTCGGTGCCGCCTTTTAAGTGCTCGGGTTCGGCGTGACGTCGATGATGGTCCTGGACGGCTCCTCAGGCCGGCCTGCCCGTGCTGCCGCTGCCGATTCCTCGGTCGGGTGAACGATGTGGATCACGATGCCTGCCCTCGGTTCGTCTGATAGATCGATCATCCAGCCGGCGCGCGGCCCACCACTGCGGTGATTGCCGGTGGGAGCGTCCGGCAAATGGCCGGACAGCCCCAGGATGAAGCTGGCCGCGCGGTCGCGGACCATGTCGTTCGCGCTGTCCAATAGATCCACCTTCGTGGCACCGGCGCGGGCGCTACTCATGGCCAGGTTGCGCGCTACTTTCTCTTGCAGAAGCTTGGCGATGTGCGGCCTGCCGAGCTCGCGAGATAGATGTTCGCGGGAGAGGCCGACCTGTTCGGCTGCCGCCGTGATCGTCTTGACGTCACCGCGCACCATGGCGCCGATGGCGTCTCTAATCTTCTTTGAAATGGGCTTGAGGCGGGCCGGCTTCTCTGCCGAGGGCGAGGTTGCGGGAACGTTGCGCGTCATCTTCAGCACCCTGCGTATGTGTTGGCCAGCGCGGTGCTGAAGTGCGCGCCGCCAGCAAGTGCCCAGAAGTTTGGCGCGATGCAGCTCATCGAAACCACGCTGATGACGCCGGTGCGGTTGGTCGACGTCGAGACCGTGTTGTTCCCAAAATTTCCGGAAGTCACGTTCCCGTAGCGAACTGGCGTCGACGTGGTGCTTACACCGGCGTTGACGATATTCCCCGTGAACGATGGGAAGGTGATGGTCCCGACGCCGCCATTGAAATCGACCAGCGCGTTGTTGGTTTCGGAGGTCGCGAATAGCTCTTCGAAATAGTTGTTGCTTACGTCCGGTGCGAAACTGTTTTCGATCTTCAGGCCACCTGCCCACGTCACGTTGTTGTAGCCGGAGAACGCGAACTTCCCAGCGCCTGCCACGAACGACATCAGCCCGCCGAAGCTGCTCGAGCCCTGCAATCTATTGCCGAGAATTCGAAAGCTGTCCGATACGAGCTCCAGGCGAATTCCGCCCCAAATATTATTCGCCTGGATCAAAACGCTCTGCGACGGCGAGCTCGTGCCGTTGCCGATGTACAAAGAGTAGTCGTTGCCGCTTTCGCCGATCGTCATGTTCAAGATGTTGACGTTGACGAAATTGGCCGCCGGACTATCGACCAGTGCCAAGCCTCGCTTGCCGTAGCGCTTGTACATCAGCAGCGTCGGCGGGATGAACGAGGTCGATGCCCCGATGCTGAAGCTGCTCCATGTCGTGCCGGCCCAGTCGTAGCTGCCAACCTGCACGAGCAGATTGTCGACAGTTGACGGGATAGACGGGTCGGTCATCAGGTTGGAAAAATGGCCCGTGCCCCTGATGCTGAAAGGATGGTCCTGCAACAGAGCATAGGTATTCGCGCCCTGCCGCTTGATCAGGCAGCCGGTTCTTTGCCCAGGAATATACAGCGAGCCGCCGGTGGGCGTCGCGGTCATCGCGGCCTGGATCGCCGAGGTGTCATCAGTTCCGTAGACGAACGGCGCCGTATTGGTCGCCGGGACAATGCTCAGCGTCGTGCTGGCGAAGTCGGTCAGAACCACGTGCGTCGCATCGATAACGCCGGCGATGGTCGTCGAGAGGCCTGCGCCTGCCAAACCGGCGCCAGGGACCCAGATGCTCTTGCCGACGTCTCCCGTGGTGAAGCTGCTGCCGGAGGATGTCAGATTCTTGGTGCCTGAGGTGATCGAGAGGTTGGTCGAGGGCTGGTCGAAATTCTGGTTCGACTGATAGATCCCGTCGCACTTTGCGCCCCACCAACGAATGTCATTCGCGACCGTCGGGTTGCAAGTCCACAGGCTGAGTGTGCGGATCAGCACCCGGCCAACGGTCGCGCAATAGGCCTGATCGAACCACGTCGAGGGCGCGGTGTCCGCCGGCGCTGCGGACGATCCTGTTGCGTTCGCGATCAGGTGTCCGTTGGCGATCGGCGGCGTCGGCGGGGCGGGCGTGACGCTGATCGTGGTAGGGTTGGTGCCGGTGAAGATGATGCCTGTACCGGCGGCGAACGAGCCGGACGACGCGGCAACGCAAGACGTGAGGTTGCCGTTGCTGTCGAAGCACGCACCCATGTTCGCGCGCGAGGCAAGAGCGGGCAGCAGCGCCAATGTCTCGCCGGGCGGGGCACGCACCACGCGGCCGGTGACGTCGTTGATCTTGTCCCAGGTCTCGCGGTTCTGCGCGGTCAGATCGGTGATGACCTGGTTGAGATCGCGCGCGGCAACGCCGCGACTTTCCGAGAACTGCGAGGTCCGGCGCGGCCGACGGGCGCCGACGATTTGCACCGTTCCGGTCTGCGCCGTCGTGAAGGTGAGCACCGCATCCGTGATCGGGCGCGGAATCGTTGCGAGGGAGCCGGTCGGGCTGGTGATCGTCCAGTTGCCGGACTGGGTGATCATCACTCCGTTGACGAACACCTCGAGCCAGTTGGCGTAGTCGTTGCCGTCACCGAAGATCTGAAACCCGACCGCGCATGTGCAGCTGCTGCTGCTGATGCTGTACGAGGTCCGGCGCTCGGCGTCGGGCAGCGCGGGTACCGGCGGCGGGGCCTGCGCAAAGGCCGGGGCCAGCCCGGTCATAAGCGCGAATGAGAGGATGAGACGTCGAAGCAGCGTCATGCGGCTTCTCCGTCGAATACGGGCGCGAGACAAAACCAACGAGGCGCTACCTCGCGGTTCTCCTGGTCGAACCAGCGCCCGCTATTCGGGTCCTGGTAACCCACGAAAAACGGATCGCCGGCGGAAGAGCCGATGCGCAGCAGCATGGGCCCGATGCCTCGGGCGGCTTCCTCTATGGGCTTCCAATCCGGCATGGCCGCGGTCTCCAGACGCCCGGTTCTGGAAGCCCTGCGCGAAAAGGGTTGATCCGAGGATCATGATCCGGGCGCCTGGAGGTTCGGAAAATTGGCGTCCGCGCAGGCTCGCTTCCAACGAGCAATGCGGCGACGGTGAGTCTGTTGGAGAGATGTCGCAACGCACTGGAGTGGTGCGCGGGCGAGGAGGAGCTTCAGCCGAATTTATGGCCGCGTCTCTCTTGGACGACGCGCAAGTGAGCGCGCCCTGCGTTCTCGGCTGTCGGCGCGGCAGGTCGCTCATGCACGACGCGCAGCGGCTCCGCGAGGGATGGCGGAGTTTGTTTCTTCGGACTCGGGCGCTTCAGGTTTACGGTGGCAGCCGCGGCTGCCGCGCTGAGCTCCTGAACGATCTCCTCCAGGATCTGCGGGCGAGCTCGATCTAAAATTCGCCGACTGACGCGCCAATGATGGTTTCGCACGTTGCTTTCGAAGCGAGGCTCGTAGCGGTGCTTCATGGCCGCGATCGCTTCCGGATCATCCACTATCGCAAGTTTCACCCCGAGCACCGGCAGGATCGCATCAAGGATCCATGGCGTAAGAAATTTCTCGCGCGCGGGTCCCAGGATTTTCTGCGCGTGGTCGCCGCATAGGCCGCTCAACTGTTCGAGCCATTCGAGCGACAATCCGCGGGCCGCCCGCACATCATCCAGCGCGTCGACGAGCTCATCGTAGCTGGCCGCCGGCTCGAGCTCGGTGCTGCTCATCGATCACCGGCCAATGGCGCGGATCGGTGACGGCACCGCAGGTTCAGGGCGGCGGCCCAGGAGGCGCTCCTGCGGCACCGTACCGCTGAGGCCATCGTCGAGCCGAAGCTGGCCATTATGGAAGGGAGACTTGGGCAAGCGCGATTTGGAGTGGCTTGTGAAGTAAGCCATGACGCGTTTTGCGACCTCATTCAGAGGCGTCATTGAAGGGTGCGGCCACGTCAAAAGCTCGACCACCTCGCCGGCGTGCAAAACTCGGTCTGTGTATTGAAACATCGTCGAATCGGTGGACGAAACAAATGGCGGGTCGAAGCGATGCCGCGTCAGGGGTGACGGATGCAAATCGGCTTCAACGCGGTAGCGCGCCGGCTCGCGGTCCCAACCCGCCGGCAGCGGCGCGACATCGCTCCAGGTCCCCCAACTGTTGCGCACAAGGTTTTCGGCCTGTGCCGTCGGCAGGGTGCGGCTCTCGCCGGTACGCTGATCAAAGATCGTCATCGTTGCCGTCATGCGGTGCTCCTGCGGTCAGTTGTGCTGTTGCTTGGGATCGATTTCGCCCGGGTGCTTCGCGCGGCGAACGGCCTCGCGCGAGGTGTCGGTCGAACCACCTCCGCCGGGACTGTGGTGAGGACCATTTTGCGGGCCGTCGTTCGAAAACCGCTGGATCTGACGGGACGGCGCTTTCGGCGGATCGGGGTATCTGGTGACCTTGATCGGCATCGGCTCACTCCTGTTGCGACAGCGCGCGGCGCGGCGGATTGGCGAGTTCAAGCGCCGACGGGGTCCGAAAATGCGTTCGGTCGAAACCCGGGCCCGGCCCCTTGATCGCGTCCTCCGAGAATTCGAAGTACCCCACGACGTGACCGCCCGAGCACTTCAGCTCCCGCTGCTCCGGCTTGTCGATGGGCACGCCGCTCGCAATGACTTGCGCAGCGCGATGCAGTAGCGCAGCGACCTCGTGAGCTTCGGCAGCCGCGGTTTCGCCGAAGGAGCCGGTGCGGCGGTTCAGCGTCAGGTGGAAGAACGGCTCAGACATCAGCGGACCTCAAAAAATTTTGGACACTGGGAAATTTCCCAGGTGGCGGCTGCGGGATGACTGCGAAGGAAATCGCGTGACCGGATCACCAGCGGCTCGATCGGCGCGCTTATTTTCCCGGCCGGGTCGCTGTAGGCGGGTCCTGGATTCGCAAGGGCCGGGGGTGGCCTCGCGTGCGGGCGCCGGCGCCGAGACTGATCGATCTAGTGTTGAAGATGTGGTTGGCATCGCGCGCGAAAACCCTTCCCATGGTCTTCCCAATGCGCGCTGGCGACGCACTGACAGGCACAATATCCGTGATTTGCAGCGGTTTCGCAAGCGCGACCAGCAGTCTTATGCACTGCCAGTGGCCGCAGCGCCTTCTCAGATAAGGTTGAGCCAGGCGCCATCACGCTTGTGAGTGCGGAGGCGAGGGCAGCCGAGCAATTCAGGCATCAATCGCGGGCGCGAACTACGTCTCAATGTGACGTCTTCGACCTGCGACCAGACCTGACCTGACCTGACTTTCCCATAGAGCGCTTGGTAGATTTCACAGTCCCTCTATGGAATATCGGGTGTGGTCGGGTCTGTCGGGTGTGGTTGAGGGGGCTATCTGTCCTTCAGTGACCTTGTTTGGCCGACTTCGTGTCTTGGCATCACGCTGGCGCCCACCACGTCTTACCCTGCCAATCCTTCTTCTCCTTCTGCCAGCCGATGCGCTCCATGGCAGTAATGATACGGTTCTGCTCGGCCCTACCAATGCGCGGGGTCTCCATGTGCAGTGCTTCCTTCGCGATCTGACCGATGGTGACCCTAGTGTTCGTCTTCAGGTATTCGGCGATGGTGTCTTCCCACACGTCGGTCTCGTAGCGAGCGGCCTGTTCGGGGGCGATGTGCTCGCGCTCGAAGTCCTTGTCGGGCCACCACCCCGCGCCGTCCCGATAGCTATGCACGGCTTCGGCGAACAGCTGGTCGCGATCGCGGACGAGGGCCTTGATGTCGATCGTGCCAGCCTTGATGGGCCAGAACCGGCGGCCGCCGGTCTCGTCGCGCAGATAGGTCGACTTGTTGGTCGTGCCAATGAACACGCACTGGCGCGGCTCGATCACTTCCTTGCGGCCGTAGCTCGGCCGATACCGCTCGACCTGGCGCGTAATGAAGGCCTTGAGCAGAGTCGTTTCGGCGCGGTTCATGGCATGCATCTCCGAAACCTCAATCAGCCACTTGCCGCGAATGTGCTGCGAGACGTCTTTGCCGGCGGCCACGTCGGGCAGGTTGTCGGAGAAGAACTCGCCGCCCAGGATACGGCACGCGGTTGACTTGAGAGTGCCTTGCGCTCCCTCGAGGACCACCATGTGGTCGGCCTTGCAACCGGGTTCGAAGATCCTGGCAACCATGCCCACCATGAACATCGCGGAGATGACGGCCGCATAGTCGGTTGCACCGGCGCCGAAATAAGCCCCGAAGAGCGTCGAAATCCGAGGGGTGCCGTCCCACTTCAGACTGGTCAAATACGCATGGACCGGATGGAAGTGACACTCGGCGGCGCGGATATCCACGGCCTGATGAATGACATCCTTGCTGAGCCGGGTGAGGCCGAGATGCTGAAGCCGTTCCTGCACCACGCCGACGTCGACGTCGTTGCAGGGACGGGGGGGGAAGCCGGGTTTGTCCGGCTCGATAGGGCGCATGAGCATGGAAACAGATGCCATGTCGTCATAGGCGAACGAATCCGGCATCTCTGCGCGCAGGCCGATCAAGGCATTCGCCAGATTCGGTATCGGCTTCCCGGTTTCGCTTTTGATGCACAGGTCGAGCCATTTGGCGCGGCTCTGCTTCTTCTTGCGGGCCGTGCTTACAAACTCAACGAGGACGTTGTTGTCGGTCATTGCTGCCCCCGGAATGCGCTGGCGACGGTCCGTTGCGATTCGTTTGGCGAAAGGCCGGCTTGTCGCGCGGCCTCGACGGCAAGTGCAATCGCATCGCCTGGACCGATCACCCCTTGAGTGACGAGCTCCGCAAGGCGGCACGCGCCCCAATAGGCCAAGGAATTGCGCTCACCCTCATTTGCCGCGGCGACGGCGCCGACGATGCCCGCGACCTTTGCCCTTGCGGCTTCCGGCGTGCGCGGCCGCTGCACATCCGTTTTGGTCGGCGGGGGAGGGGGTGTGAGTGCCTTGACGAGCCACTCAGGAAGCTCAGCCAGCGGCGCGCGGTGGTGACCCTGGTCGATAGCTGCAGGCCACCACAAGATGCTGCCCCCATCCCCACGGGTATCAACCCCCAGCGCGAGCTTGGCCTGACTGTTGCGCAATCCGCGTCGATGACGGAACAGGAAATGCACGCCGCCAGAGCGGGAGCGATGTGCCCGCGTGTCCGGCAGGTAGGGAGCATACCGCTCGAGCCAGTCCGCGGCCGTGTCGTGCTTGGCGCTGTCGACGTCGAGCACAAAGAGGCCTGTAGTCTCGCCCGTCGGGACACCAATTAGGGGCCCCGGATAGTCACGCCACAGAGCACGCACCGCGCTAGGGTCGCGACTGGCGTCCTTGAAGCCATGCGGACACGTCGGCCGCTTCGAGGCCGCACACGGGAAGACGGGAAGTCCCCGATCCGCAAGCCGCAGGGCGCTTGCAAGCGTCTTGTTCGCCTTGGACATCAGTGAACCTCCGGCGCGAATGGGATGTCGTCGTCGATGCCAGCGGTACCCGCGCCGATCGGCGCATAGTCGCTGGTCGAAGCGCGGCCGCGTCCTGACGCTGCCGCTGGCGGCCTGTTCTGCCTGGGCGGCTTGTTGCGGCCGATCTGGCTGAGCCGGCAATGCCAAGACACTGCCGTCAGACCATGGCGTTTGCTGCCGTCCTGGGCCGTCCACTCATCGAGGCTGAGCTTGCCCTCGATGTAGACGCGCGCACCCTTCACCATCTTCTCTGCGGCCTCAACCGCGTCAGCGTCGAAGCACATGACGTTCAGCCATTGCGCGGCGTCACCGTCGCCGGTGCGAACATTGAGCCGCAGGTAGCGCTTGCCTGATCCAGAAACCTTGCTCTCAGCATCACGACCGAGCATGCCGAAGAATGCGCATTCGATGCTCATCAGCGCATCTCCCGCGCGAGATCGCGCGCAGCGAGAAGTGCGTCATGGCGGGACCCGAAGATCCACCCATACGACCCAAGGATCACGAGCCACCCTGGGGCGTCACGTTCACGCTCGATGCGGGGAATGCGGGGATGAATGATAGCCGCACTCATCACGCCACTCCCGCGGTGCGGGCCGAAATGTGCATCCGCTGTCGGCGCCGATAGAACGTGCTCCGGTCAATGCCGAGATCCCGCCAAGGGCGAGGGGCGGCAATGCAACGGATACGAACTTCCAGCCGCGTGAGAGGGCGGTGGTGAGATGCCTCGACCATACGCGCGTGGATGTCCGCGAGTGCGTTGCGGCAGGTCTGGTCCTGAATGAGCTTCCGCGCGATCCCCCGATCACTGCTAGAAGCTTCGTCGCCCCGGACATACGGGCGGCGAGGTTTTGCCTGAGCCATTAGGCAGCGTTCGCCGCGAGCTCGCCTCGGTTCAGCTTCCGGAGCAGGCCGACATTGCAGCCCTTTTTGCCGGCGCTGAGAGGAAAGGTCGGAATGGGCGGGTTGCGGCGCCACGTGCGCTCCGACGTGCCATTCGACAACGCGGCCAACTTGATCGGCACAGCGGCGCTGTCCGGCAGATGATCCAGACGCTGAAGGGCGGCGATCTCCGGGTCGGTGAGGGGGCGGGCACTCATTGTTCACGGCTCCATCTGGTTAAGATGGACGCGTTTGTGCGCCTTTGGCCGCGAATTATCGGCCGGTGATGGCCACTAATGGCCGGCCGCTAATTCGTTCCGGACCTTGATGAGTATCGAGGCGACTTTGACCTTGAACCGGCTCGGACCCGGTACGGACTCGTTGCGGCGCTCAAGATAGTCGGTGATGACTTCGATCAGGTCGTTCTGGGAACGCCAGCCCTTTTGCCTGTTCTCAGGCTTGGCGAAATCTCCGCGCTTGTCGATCTCGCGGCGGATGAACTGTTCGATGTCATCCCAATCGTACAACTCCGGCGAGCCCACTCGTTGCACAGGGCGCCCGGAAGCGGCACCGGGCTGCTGACCGGTGCCGAGAGCGGCCGCACTCACTTCTATAAAAAGGTCAGTCTCCATCAACGTCACAGGATGTAGACCGTGGATTGTTGAAGCCTGCCAATCAACGCGGTCAGGGGTCAGGCGTGCCGGCCAGTCTCTCGGAAATCGGCGGCGCCTCCATTGTGTCGGGAAGCCCTGCACGCGAAACATCGTTTGAGCAGCGTAGCCCTCTGGATCAGCCCGCAGCTGATCTTGAATAGCGCGGATCAACCACGCTTCCGCGCCAAGCTCGTCCATCGAATGCGCCGAGACAATCCGCGCCTTTGCCTCGATCAGCCTGAGCCACGTCGGCTGATATTCGGTCATGACGCTGCCCCGCGGAGGCTGACAACGTTCTCGGACGTGATCGCGTCGAGGTGCTTTGCCCATCGGTTGAGCGCGACGACGCGCTCGCGGAGATACAGCGCCTTGTTGTAGACGCCGCCGACGCCCTTCTTGCCGCTCTGCAGTGACGAGACATGGTTCAAGACGGCTTCGACGACATGAGGCAGGACGTCGAGCTCGTCGTTCAGCTTGGTCGACATGGTCCGGCGCAAATCGTGCGGCCGCCAGTGCTCCAATGGTCGGCCGAGTTCCTTTGCAATGCGCTCGTCGAGCCGTTCCTTGCACCGCGACCAGCCGGAAAAGCCGCGCTGCCCGATGCCGAACACGAATTCGCGGAGCTTGCCGTCCGCATCCGCGCGCACTGGTTTGGCGTCGAGCAGGGCCTTTGCCGCGGCAGCCAGGGGGATGAGGTGAGGGCGCTTGTTCTTCGTTCGCTCTCCCGGCAGGTCGATTGCATCGATTTCATAGGCTGGAAGGTCTGGGGCGCCGTCCTCGCCGCGCTTGCGCGGAACTTCGACCTTGGCGATCTCGGACCGGCCGAGGTTCGCGATCTCGTCGGCACGCTGGCCGGTGAGCATCATCAGTTTCAAAATCGTGCCGTGGTCATCGTCGCCGGCATGGCGCCAAATAAGGCGAAGCTCGAAGTCCTTCAGCACGCGCTCGCGGCTGGTCTCCTCCGTCTTGTTGGTTCCAATGACAGGGTTGGCTTCGGCGATGCCTTCGCCCATCGACCACGAGAAGAAATCCGAGAGGGTCGACCTGACCCGGTTGGCTGCTACGGGGCCGCTATTCGTCCGGACGACACCGAGCAGTTCGGCGATGTCCCGCCGGGTGATCTTGTCCGCCTGCAAGCCATGAAGAATTTTTGCGTGCTTGAGGATGTGGCGCTCAATCTCCCCGTAGGTGCCAGGCCGGTTTGCAGCCTTCTTCGCGGCCAGGAACTTTTTGGCGACTGCCTCGAATGTGTCCGCGGCGCGCTTTCGACTTTCCGTTTTATCGCCGGCAGGATCCTCACCCAGCTTCACCCGGGCGTGCAGATGCGCCACCTGTTCCCGGATGCCCAGCTTGACGGTATGCTCCCGCCCGCCCGGCGCGCGCTCCTTGACCGTCTTGAAGCTCTCTGGCGTCGCCGCACCGAGGCTCATGCGGCGCTGCTTGTCCCCGACGGCATATTGGAAGATCCAGCCCTTCGAACCGCCGGCGCGGACGCGCAGACCGAAGCCAGGGATGTCATCGTCGAAGAAAATCCTGTCCTTCTCGCCGGCCCTCAGGCGCACCGTGCCGAAACCCTTTGCCGTCAACTTCATCGCCGTCACCCCCCTGCTGGGAAGACTATGGGAAGATGCAGGCTGTCCGGAGTTGGCCACGGGTGTCCGCGCAGACTGCTGGTCGGCAGGAATCTGCGTGATTTATCAAGGCTTGGCTAGTCTATTTGTCCTTGGCTGGCCGTCTTGTCCACCGTCGCCGCCTGCTTTGGGTACTGCAGGTCGTTGGTTCGAATCCAGCTGCCCCGACCATATTCGATATTACGCTATCATTTCAATAACTTGCGGCAATACAACCAAACGAAAACGGCGCAACTCGTAACAGTTGGTCGGCGCATTTAGTCGGAGTTGGCGACTCATTTTCGCCACAATCGAACGTCACAGTATTGGTAGATTGTTTCAATCGACCGGCGCGTTTTGTTCTAAAAGAACTCACCGCGCCCCTTCAAAGCACAGCTCAGAGAAGCTTCCTCGCTCCGCCTAACCAGCGGGCCAGCTCTGTGTGTGCCTCTTTTGTCGATCGCGTCCCGCTTCAAATCCCTTCTCGGTTTCGAAACCAAGGCCAGCCTCGCTGAGCCCGACGACTTTCTGTTGTCCCTTTTCGGCGCCGCCCAAACCATCGCTGGCGCCAATGTGACCCCGGCCAGCGCCATGTCGTGCGCGCCGGTTGCGTGCGCAGTCCGCTCGATCTCCGAAGCCGTCGGCCAGCTTCCCTTGCGCGTCTATAAGCGGCTGCCGGACGGCGGCAAAGAGCCTGCTACCGACCATCCTCTCTACTCGCTTCTCGGTGACGCACCGAACGCCTGGACGCCGGCCTCTGTGTTCCGCTCCCAGGTCACCGCTGACGCACTCTTGCAACCTTACGGCGGGTTTGCCCAGATCGTGCGCGTTGACGGCAAGCCCTATGAGTTGATTCGGCTCGACCCGCAGCTTTCTGCAATAGTTGTGGACTACTCCAACTTCGAACCGGCCTACGCGATCAAGGCGGACGGCAAAAACCCGGCGCGCGAAATTCCCGCCGCCGACATCATCCACATTCACAGCCCGGCCTACCGGCCGACACGCGGCCTCGTCGGCGAGGGTCGCGAGGCCATCGCTCTGTGCATGGTCCTGGAGCAGCACGCAGCGCGCCTGTTCGGAAACGGTGCCCGCCCGTCCGGTGTTCTCAGCCTGAAGGGCAACCTCACTACCGACGCGCTCAAGAATGCGAAGCTTGCATGGCAGGCGGCACACGGCGGCACCAACTCTGGTGGCACCGCTGTAGTCCCTGCTGACGCCTCGTTTCAAGCCCTGACCTTCTCCAGCGTGGACGCCCAGTTCCTGGAGCTACGCAAATTCGCTATCGCGGAGATTGCGCGCCTTTTCCGTGTGCCTCTGCACATGCTGATGGAAGCGGACCGCGCGATGCCTCGCAGCATCGAGGCGCTCGGCCAAGAATTCGTCACCATGACCTTGCTGCCCTGGCTGAAGCGCTGGGAGCAGGCCCTGGAATTGAAGTTGCTCGCGAAGGAAGAGCGCGGCCAGTTCTGCATCGAGTTCAACCTCGACGCCTTCGCCCGCGCTGATTTGCTCGCCCGCGCACAGGCCCTTTCCGTCGCGGTCGCGGCACGCATTCTCAACCCGAACGAAGCCCGGTCGATCGGCTTTGGCCTGCCTGCCTACACGGGCGGCGACAAATTCGAGAACCCGAACACGTCATCTGCACATGCAGGCGGCGCGCTCAATGCCGGCACCGACAACAGCAATCAAGAGGCCGCCTGATGCTCCGCACAGTTCACCTGCACGGTAAGCTCGGCAAAGACTTCGGCAAGTCACATCGTTTCGACGTGGCGACGGCCGGCGAAGCACTGCGCGCGCTCAACTGCGCATTTCCTGGTCGCTTCATCAAGGCGCTGGAGCAGGGCGCCTACAAGGTGGTGCGCGGCGACAAGCGCAACGGCATGCAGCTCGACCTAGAATTGGTCACCGGCTTTAATCTCGGCCTCGCCGACCTCCACCTGATCCCGGTCGCGAAGGGCGCGGCGTCCAATACCGCCAAGGGCACGACTAAGATCGTGCTCGGTGCCGCCTTGGTCGGCGGCGCGATCTTCATGTCCGGCGGCGTGCTCGCGACCCCGTTAGCTGCTTCCGGCATTCTGAGCGGCACGACCTACGGCGCCGTTGCAGCGATCGGCCTGGGCCTCGCTCTGTCAGGCGCGTCAACGCTGCTCACCAAGCCCGCCGGCCAGCAGACACAGGCCTCCAATGGTCTCAGCGTCAGCGGCGGCAACATCGGCAACTCCGGCAAGCAAGGTGACGCAATCCCGCTGATCTACGGCGAAGTCATGGTCGGATCCACGCCAGTCGAAGCTTGGTCCGACGTGGAGGACATAAGCGTCTACGCCGACAGCGCCGGCTCAATTGAAACCGCATTCGGGAACGGCTGATGACTGATCTCTCCTACACCGCGTTCTTTGGCGACGGCGAGCACACGTTCAAGCTCACCAAGCCAATGGTCGAAGAGCTTGAAAAGAAGTGCGGCCCGATCGGCGCGCTCTGCAATCGCGTGTTCGCGCGCAACTTCGCCCAGGCTGACATTAGCGAAACGATCCGGCTCGCCCTGATCGGCGCCGACACCGCACCCAAGCGCGCGGCCGAATTGATCGCGGCATATGTCGACGGTCGGCAGCTGGTCGAAATGTATGAGCTTGCGGCCAAGATCCTCGAAAAGACCCTGTTTGGAAATCCATCGAAAGGAAACGACAAGTGAGCTTCGCTATCGGCACGCCCATCGCCGACAACAACCCTTTGCCCGTCACCGGCATTACCGCAGTCGTGTCCGGCGCGGTGCAACGCCCAGCCGATACGCTGGCCTATGCAGTTGGCGACATCGTTGCCCAATCAACCACCGCCGCTTCATGCTCAGCTGTGCCAATCGCTGCTTCGCGCGACATCGACACTACCGGCTTGCTGCGCCGCTGCCGCGTCAAGGTCAACGACATCGCATGGTTCAACGCGACCCTTTACGTGCACGTTTTCAAGGACGCCCCAACGTTCTCATCCGGCGACAACGCGGCGTTCGCCGCCGCTCTGTCCGAGAGTAACTATCTCGGTGCGTTCACGATCACGCTTGACCAGAAATTTTCTGGCTCGATCGTGAAGGGCATCGGCGCTCCGCTGGCGGGATCTGAGATCATCTTTGACCCGGCAGCCGGCACCAAGAATCTGTTCTTCGTTATCGAAACGCGCACCGCTGTAACGCCTGGCTCTGCCAAGACGTTCACCGCCGCGTTCGAAGTGTTCCGGGATTGATCATGGACCGCCTTGAAGTCAAAGCAACGCTCAGCGTCGATAGCGAAGGCAGCATCGTCGGCACCGCTTGGCCATTCAACGCCGGCCCTGACACGATGGGCGACACGATCACCAAGGGCGCCTTCAACGTCGCCACCGACCTGCCGATGCTTTTCTCGCATGACCCCTCCGATTTGGTCGGCACCTGGTCCGAAGTTGCGGAGACCAATGACGGCTTGATCGTCAAAGGCATGATCCACAAGGACCAGCCCCGCGCTCGCTCCATTCTGTCCATGGTCAAGTCGGGCTTGGTGTCCGGCCTGTCGATCGGCTTCCGCACTCGCGAAGCGAAGCAGCGAGGCCGCACTCGCGTCATCAGTTTGCTCGACTTGGTCGAAGTCTCCCTGGTCCGCAATCCCGCGCACCCCAGGGCGCGCGTCACCTCCGCAAAAGCTTACGACGCGGCGCAAGCCGTGGCCGCAGTCATTCGACGCTTCACGGCGGCGTCAACCCACTGACCTCAACCTCTGAAAGGCAAAGTCCCACTCCAATGAAGCATGTTTCCCCCATCGAACTGAAAGACACCGGCGCCGGTAACGACGACCCGACGGCGATCGTGACCAAGGCCCTGGAGGGCTTCCAGGGCACGTTCGAAGATCGCATCAAGGCAATCGAGACCAAGTCGGCCGAACGCCTCGATCGCCTCGAAGCCAAGCTGAACCGGCAGGGCCATGGCACCGGCGCCGAAGTCGAGACCAAGTCTTTCGAGAACTTCCTCCGCCACGGCCCGGACGGCTTGAGCGAGATCGAAAAGAAGTCGCTCGCCGCTGCCGGCAATACGGTCCTCACGCCCCCGGAATTCGGTGCGGAAGTGCTCAAGCTCCTCCGTCAGTTCTCGCCCATCCGCCAGTATGCGCGCGTCGTGACGGTCGGCTCGGCGCAGGTCCAGTATCCGCGCCGCACCGGCTCGACGGCTGCGACCTGGGTTGCCGACACCGCCGACCGCACCCCGAGCGACCCGTCCTACGAGGGCGTGAACATCACGCCTTTCGAAGCTGCGACCTTCACCGACGTGTCCAACCAGCTCCTGGAGGACAACGCCTACAATCTCGAAGGCGAGCTGGCTTCCGATACAGCGGAGTCGTTCGGCATCGCGGAAGGCACTGCATTTGTGAAGGGCAACGGCACCACTCAGCCGGCCGGCCTGATGACCGCCAGCGGCATCGCCCAGGTCATCACTGGCGCTGCTGCCAACTTCCCGACCTCCACCCCGGCCGACGTGCTCATTGGAATGTTCCACTCAATCCCGACTCTCTGGGCGCAACGCGGCGCATGGCTGATGAACCGCAACACGATCGCGGCAATCCGTCTCTTCAAGGACGGCATGGGTCGTTATCTCCTGATCGACGACCTCGCCAATGGCGGCGCGCCGACGTTGCTCGGCCGGCCGATCGTTGAGGCGCCGGACATGGACGATATCGGCGCCGGAAAATTCCCGATCCTCTTCGGCGACCTGTCCGGCTATCGCATCGTGGACCGCATCTCGTTCCAGGTGCTTCGCGATCCCTACAGCATGGCGACCAAGGGCCAGACGAGATTTCACTCTCGGAAAAGGGTGGGTGGTTCGATCACCAATCCCGACCGGTTTGTGAAGCTCAAGGTCTCCGCGACCTAAGAGGACATGAACATGCGGCTCGCAGCGAATACTTTTGCCCTCCAGCTCGGCGACAGGTCTTTCGACCTGAAGCCGTCGCTGCGAGCCGCATTCATCCTATACGAGCGTTACGACGGCTTCCATAACCTCTCGCGCTACCTCGCAGAAGGAAGCCTGACCACCGCAACGGACCTGATCACCGCGACGGTAACGGACAAGTCCGCATGGGCCGCTTACGCCTTCGCAGGTAACGCCATCGTGCGCGACCTCATGGCCGCGACCAGCGATCTGATCGAATTCGTCCTGGTGCTCGCCGGCGCCAACGACAAGACCAGCGGCAAGGCAGAATCCGGCACGCCCATGCCGTTCGATGAATACTTCACCCAGCTCTTCCAGATCGGCAGCGGCTGGCTCGGCTGGGCTCCCGAGGACGTTTGGGACGCGACACCTGCCGAGATCATCAACGCCCAGAAGGGCCGCATGGAGATGCTCAAGGCCTTGTTCGGCAGCAAAGAACAGTCCGCCGACGTTTCCAGCATCAGGGATGACCTGAATGCCATAGGCGACATGACCAATCATGTCATGGGGTCGCGCTGATGGCCTGGAAACCGCGCCGCGTCTGTAGCTGCGGCAAGATCATCTCGGCAACGGATCTATGCGAATGCCAGACTAGGTGCAAGGCAGAGGCCGATCGCCTTCGGCCCAGCGCCAACGATCGCGGCTATGACAGCAAGTGGTCCAAGGCTCGCCGTGCCTTCCTCGACAAGCATCCCGATTGCGCCATGTGCGGCAAGCCTGCCGTCGTGGTCGATCACGTCAAGCCGCACCGTGGCGACCGTGCCTTGTTCTGGGACAAGGGCAATTGGCAGCCGCTGTGCACCCATCACCACAACAGCACTAAGCAGTCCCTCGAAAGGTCAAATTAGTCCCATGCGCCTAATCGAATTCAATGGTGAAGCTCGCCCCTTGTTTGATTGGGCCCGGCACACCGGTATCAGTTCAGACACTCTCGCCAAGCGGCTGAGCCTGGGCTGGTCGGTGGAAGAGGCTTTGACGACGCCGGTTGGCAAGCAAGGCCGAAAGCCCAAACCGATACTTGCACCGTCGATGGCTCATGCCTTGCCCGCGCTTCGCGACTGGCAGCGCGACATGCACGTCGCACACCGACAGATGACGCGCTCTGTCCGTTCGTTTGTTCGTCAGATGGAAGAGCAGATGGCTGAGTTGCGTCATGGCCTCGACCAGCACTTGGCCGCGCAGCTCGATGAAGCGAACCGCCACATCATCACCTCACATACCCCGGGGGTGGGTCAAAACCCCCAAGAAATCGTCCGCGACCGGTGCTCTCGGGTCGCGCAAGAGAGCGTCTAATTGGAGTTTTTTCGGCCATGCCAGCCGTCACCCTCGACCAGGCGAAAGCCCACTTGAACATCACGCTCGACCAGGACAATGGCCTGATCGACGACAAGCTCGCGGCCGCCAAGGCCTGGGTTGGCGCCTATACCGCGTCGGATGTGGACGCGGACGGCACGCCGGCGCCGGTCCGGGAAGCGACCCTACAGCTCTGTGCGCATCTCTACCAAAACCGTGAGGCCTCACTGATCGGCGTCACCGCGACCGAGTTGCCGTTCGGCTTCCTCGATTTGCTCGCGCCTTACAGGGCATTCGCCTTCTAAAATGACCGCTTCCGACCCGTCTTTGCCCCTCCAAAAGGCCATTCGAGCACGCCTGATCGCGAGCCCGGAACTGATGGCCCTGGTCCAAGCTGACCATGTGATGGACGCCAACGGGCGGCCGGAGATCATGCCGGCCGTCTACATCGGCGAGGGCCAGACCATATTCCGGCGCTGGGACGCCACGTCGCACGCGACCCTCCATGTTTGGTTCGCCGAGCCCGGCTTGGTTCAGTGCAAAGAAGCTGTCTCGGCCATCGTCGCCGCGCTGCGGATCGACGCCCAGGCCGATGGCGTGCTGCCGATCGACGGCTTCACCGTGCACGACATGCAGGCCACTCAAACCCGCTACCTTCGAGACCCCCACGGTTCTTACAGCCATGGCGTCGTCACCGTCGCGGCGATCGTGAAGGCGAGGGCGGCATGAGGGCCGGCAGCCTTGATCGCCTCATTGAAATCCAGCGCCGCACCACCGGCCTGGACCTCTATGGCACGCCCGTGGAGACGTGGACCACGTTCGCCACCATGCGGGCGCAGCTCCTGAAGAACGCCACCGACGACCGCGAGGGCGCGCGCGGGCACACCACCGACGCGGTGCTGACCTTCCGCATGTATTATTTCGCCAGCCTCAGCCTCAATGACAGGCTGCTCTATGACGGCCAGCAATATGAGATCACCGGCATCACCGAGATCGGCCGCCGCGTTGGCATGGACGTGACGAGCGAGCGGGTCGGGCCGTGACGTCAATGCAGGAGCTCCAACGAACGGTCAATTTCCTCGCCTTTGGCGAGCAAGCGCCGGCGTTCGGCGCGCAATCGAATTTCATGATGCCTCAGAGCATCGCTCATGGTGCGGCGGGTGACCTCGATGAACTCGTGCACGCTCCTTACGAAACGAGGAGCGATCCGATCGAGAAACTGCATTCTGGATTCGTCAGGCGGGCCTCGTTGTCGGAGCGTGAGGTCCTGCGATCGCTCTCGGATTCTTGCGATCGTCCGCCGCAGTTCCTCCCGCTCAGCTCGCTGAGTGCGCGCCAATCTCAAACGGTCGCAAAATCGTCCCCACTCTGCCTCTCCCAGGCGGTCGATTGCGGCCCGTGTCGCGACCAGTTCCTTGGCGAGGATGTCCACCAAAGCGATATCGCCTTGTTCCCAAAAATCCATGGTCGCAGAAACCCGACGAAGACCATCTTCGATCCCCCTGATCTGGTCGATAAAGGCGAGGTCGGCATCGATCGCCTCCAAGTCCGACAGAAGTATCGGTTGGAGTTGGGAAGCCGCTTGGGCACCCATGATACGGACTTGTCGCCAGACCGGCGCGACGGCCATCCAGCCAATCAGCGCGGCGCCTATTACACCGATAAGCGTTTGCCAATCTTTGAGGAAGTTCAGAAGTCCCTGAGCCTTGGCCTCGGAGATCACCGCCCCGCCTACGCCGAGCCATGCCGTGAGGATGGCCACCAACATCAAAATCGCGACGGTCGACAGGCTGGGAAGGTTGTTTCCGTTCATTTCGGCAACCTGCCGGGCAATTCGATTCTTGTCGAGGGGGCGCGGCATGAAGGGTAGGAAGCCAGAACTGATGGCCGATGCCGACGCGCTCGACGCCTCGACCAAGCCGCCCTCGTGGCTCAGCAAATACGCCAAGGCCGAATGGCGCCGTGTCATGCCTGAGCTTGCTAAGCGTCGCATCCTCACCATTGCGGACTTAGGCTCCCTGGAGAGCTATTGCGTCGCCATGGGCAGAGTGCGTCAGCTGGAAGCGCTCTTGCGAACCGAGATCGACCTGAAGCTCCTCCGCGCCCAGGACAAGAGCATGGTGACCGCGCGCCAGCTCGCGGCTGAACTCGGCTTAACGCCGGTCTCGCGCTCGCGGCCGGCAGTCCGGGAGAATGACAACGAGGGCGACGATGACAACCCGCTCGCCCTCTAAAGACACCTATCCGCACTGGATTTACGACGACTCGCCCATTCCTGACCCGATCGGCTATGGCGAGCGCGCGGTCGAATTCCTGCGGCGTCTGAAGCATCCCAAATCCACGTCAACTCGAAAGCAATTCCAACTCGATCCGTGGCAGGAACGCATCGTCCGCGCGATCTATGGGCCGCGCGACGACGCCGGCAACCGGATTGTCAGCGTCGTCGTGATCCTGGTCCCGCGCGGTAACCGCAAAACCAGCCTGTCCGCCGCATTGGCGTTGCTGCACACGATCGGCCCCGAGCGGGTCTCTGGGGGCGAAGTGATCTTTGCAGCCAGCGACCGTAGCCAAGCGGGTATCGCGTTCAAAGAGGCGCGCGGCATCGTGCAGGCTGATCCGAAACACCTTGTCCCTAAGACGAAGGTCTATGACGCTTTCAACAGCGCCAAAAAGATCGCCTATCCGGGAGACGGCACTGAGCTTGAGGTCATTTCGTCTGACGCACCGAGCAAGGAAGGCCGCACCCCGTCATTCGTGCTGGCAGATGAAATCCATGTTTGGCGCGGCGATGGCCTTTGGAAGGTGCTGACCAACGGCCTGGACAAGATCGACAACAGCTTACTTGTGGTCGCGACGACCGCCGGTCGAGGCCAAGAGGGCATCGCCTGGGAAGTCATCGAGCGCGCCCGCAAGATCGCGCGCGGCGAGATCGCCGACGCGACATGGCTGCCGGTTCTGTTCGAATCCCCGGCGGTCGTTGACTACACCAGCGAGGACGCGTGGCGCCGCGTCAATCCCGGCAGCGCCCATGGGTATCCGTCGATCGCTGGTTTTCGTCGGCACGTGGCCCGGGCCAAAGATAGCCCGACCGAGCGCGACAGCCTGTTGCAATACAAATTCAACGTCTGGCTCGACCACTCGACCTCGCCCTTTGTGGACATGGCGACCTATGACAAGAGCGCCGCACCGATCGACCATGAGGCCTTGCGCGGCGCGCCGTGCTGGGTTGGCGTTGATATGTCCAAGACGACCGACCTGTCTGCCGTCATCGCGTGCTTCCGGGATGGTGATACCTACACGGTGTTGCCGCATTTCTTTTGCCCAGAGGCCGATATCCGCAAACGCGGCGACCTGGACGGCGTGAATTACGCCTCATGGGCCAAGGACGGCTTCATTACAGCGACGCCCGGCAACGTGATCGATAACGCTGCGGTCGCAGGCTACATCCGATCGCTCGCGGAGCGCTTTCAGGTCCAGGAGATCGGCTTTGACGTGGCGTTCGCTCAAGGCGTCATGGCACCCCTGGTCGATGAAGGCTATCCGGTCGTGACAATCCGTCAGGGGTGGGTGACGCAGTCGCCGGCCCTCAATGTCCTGGAGCGCGCAATCATCAGCGGCGACTTCCGGCACGGCGGACATCCTGTCTTGCGCTGGAACTTCGCCAATGTCGCGATCCACAAGGACGCCAACGACAATCGGATCATCCACAAGAGCAAGTCGACCGATCGGATCGACGGCGTTGCAGCAACCTGGATGGCCGTGTCGCGCGCCGCGGCCGGCGATAGCTCGCGCTCGATCTATGATCATCCCGACGCTGTTGATCTTCTTTCGTGGTGACGTATGGCCGATAACGACGACCTCGACGCATACCTTGAATCTCTGCCGAACAAGCTCACCGCGAAACTGAGCGACGTGCTGCGCGAGCAAGCTTTCCGCCTTTCCGACGCCCAGCGCGAGGCATTGCGCGCCCTTGAGCAGTCCCCGGAGACCGGCGCCTTAGAGGCTTCGTGCACCGTAGCCGAGGGTGAAAACGAGCTCGAATATCTCGTCCAGGCCGGCGGCGATATGACGACCAAGGAAGTCCGCGAAGGCAGCGGCGAGGCCTATGACTACGCCCTGGGTTTCGAATTCGGGACAAGCCGACAGCCGGCGCGGCCGTTCTTCTTCTCCACATACAACGCCATGCGCGACGACATGCAGCAGGCGATCGACGATGCAGTTAGCGAGGTTCTAAATGACTGACATTTCCCGCGAGATCACCTGGGCCGGCGGCACCCATACGTTCGACCTGAGCAATCCCTGGGTTCGGCGCGTTCTGTCCTGGCGCGGCATCGCGGGCTGTTCGCCGGCAACGGTTGCCGCGCGCTTTGAGGCCCAGAGCTACGGCGCCGAGGAGGTCGAGCGCATTATCGAGTTGGGATTGATCGGCGGCGGCACACCAGAGCGCGAGGTCGAGATGTTACTCGACGCCCATGTTCGCGGGAAACCTCTGGCGCCGAACGTGATGCTCGCCAGCGCCGTCCTGTCCGCGCTGTTTGTTGGTGCTGACAATGGCTAGTCTCACGATCCCGGTTAAGCTCAATCTCGACCAGTTGAAGGAACAGCTGCGGCAAACGTCATCGCTGACCGGCACCACTACGCGCCAGATCGCGAAGCAGTTTCTGGACATGAACAAGGACCTCGCCAAGGACGCTGTCTTTGCGACCATGGCGCGCGGCGCAGTCGATCTCGCCGGCAAGGTCGCGCTCGCGGTAGGCGCCTACAAGCTCATGACGGCTGCGATCAGCGGCGCGCGCGAGCAGATGCAGCAGATGGTCGAAATCGCGGACAAGGCCCAGAACATGGGCGTATCGCCCGCATTTCTCCAGGCCTTCACCAGCGAGGCACGAAAGCTCAAGGTCGAAGCCGGTGAGCTGGAATCCGCGCTCGACCATGCATTCAACGCGACCAAAGAACGGTCGCCGATCGACGTCGGCGAGTGGAGCGTCGGCGAGGAAAAGATTACCGGGGTTGAGAAGGCCTTGCGGGTCTATAACGAGACGCTGGCAAAGACGGCCGGGCAACAGCTCCAGGGACTGGTCCTATTCAGGGATGCTCAGACCCAGGAAGACAAGGTCAAGGCTGTGCTCGCGGCCATGATCCAGCTCGACCAGATCGGCCAGCATGCCGCCAGCCTCGACCTGGGCGAGAAGATGTTCGGTGCCCAGATCGTCGATCGCATGCGGCAAGGCAAGACCAGCGCCGAAAGCATGCTGGCAACGATTAGGGAGGCCAGCGCCAATTCGGACGGCATCTTTAGCAACGCCCTGGTTGAGCGTGCGAAGGAAGTAGACGACCAGCTCAAGATCGCCCATCAGCGCCTCTCGACGGCGCTCAAGCCGTCCTGGGATGACCTCGCCAGTGTCATGATGGACATCAAAGGTGCCTGGGCTGACGTCGTCGGCTACATCGCCAAGGCGGCGGAGCTGTCGAACAAGCTCCCGCGTATCCCCGGCATGCCGGCCAGCTCAACCGACCTCGCTGCGAAGCAAGACGCGCTCGCCCAGGTCAACGCCCGCTTGAACGGGACCGGTGGCGGGCTGCTCGGCAGCGTCAACCTGCCGGCGCTTTCCATCCCCGGCATCGGGCAAGTCTATGGCGGCACAACGGCCGCCCTTGAGGCGCACCGCGACCGGCTGCAAAAGGAGATCGCGGCTCTGGCGACCGGGGACCAGTATGGGCCGCCAGCACCAACGCGGACGCGCGGCACCGGCCCGGCGCCGACCAAGATCAGCACCGGCAGCAACGCGGACAAGCTCGACACAGCCGCCGACGGCATTGAGAAGCGCACCGCCGCGTTGCAGGCGGAAGCGGCGGGCCTCGACCTGTCCACCGCCGCGCGGGAACGCAATAAGATCGCGGCCCAGCTCCAGGTCGTCGCCATGCAGGCCAACGCGGCCGCTGGTAAGGGCGAAGGCGTCGTTACGGCTGAGCAACGCCAGCGCATCCAGGAAGTCACGGAGGCCTATGGCAAGGCCACCGAGGCCATCGAAAAGGCAACCGTCGCGCAGTCGATCCGGCGCGGCCGGCAGACCTCCCTACTTGATCCCCAGGACGTGCAGATCGCGAACGAACTGAAAGGCCTTTATCCGAACGTCTCGGATGCCCTGAACTCGGTCGAGGCGTCGGCCATGCGGACCAACGAGGCCATGCGGTCGATTGGCGGCACCATGAGCAGCAGCCTCACGACCGGTCTCGCGGACATCCTGGATGGCACCAAGAGCGTATCGGCGGGCTTCGCCGACATGGCTAAGTCGATCGTCCGCGCGCTCGAGGAAGCCATGATCAAAATGCTTGTGGTCCAACCGATCATGCGCTCGCTCAGCGGCGCGATGGGTTTCAGCGACGGCGGACTGGTCGGCGGCACCGCGCCGGTTACCAAGGCGGACGGCGGCTACATCAGCGGACCAGGATCAGGCACGTCAGACAGCATTCCGGCGCGGCTCAGCAACGGCGAATTCGTGGTGCGCGCGTCGGCCACCGCGAAGCACCGCGCCGTGCTGGAGGCGATCAACAGCGACCGTATTCCCAGGTTCGCCGACGGCGGTTTGGTCGGCGGCGCCGCCAGCGCGGCCGCACCTATGATCGCTCCCTCGAATGTCATCGCGCCGCAGATCAGCGTCAACGTGCAGGGCAGTCCCGGCGCGTCGCCCCAGGACCATGAGCGTATGGGCAGGTCGGTCGCGGACTCAGCAATGCATCAGATCCGAACGATGATCGCCCAGGAGCTTCGGACCCAGATGCGCCCCGGTGGGGTGCTTCGGTGAGATAGAGCGCGGAAACCTGATTGAGACCGCTATATGCGGTCCTTGGATCAACCAGAAATGCGAAAGCCATCGCCCGGCGAGACGATGGCTTTCTGAGGAGACCCGAACGTGCCGTTGCTTAAGAGAACGTCCGAGCAAGATCAGTATAGCGCGACCGGCGCCATTTCTCAGGATAACCGGCCTCGAAAGCGGTCGAAAAAGGTCCCGCAACGGGTCCGCCAGTCGGCCTTCAAAGACAAGAAAATTCTCGAAAAAATAGCTGCTTTCCGCGTCCCGGCTGACTTGCTGGCCGGAGAGACTTCAGTTGCACACCCCACACCCTCTATTCCCACCCTTACTTCTCCCCCTACAGACATCCCCAAGCCCTCCAACGACAACATACCCGTCTGGGCTCTTACCGGTGACGTAGTCAAAGCCGTGGCCGCGACAGCGGCCCTCCAGATCGCAGAGAAGCCCGCCTATGCGTTCACCTTCAATCTGACTCAGAAGGCCGAGGCAAAGGCCCTGACTCACCCACGGGGCTTCCTGGACTCCCTGAAGAGGTCCTTCGACAAGCAGCTCGCCCGGGCTGGCATTCGGCTGCCTTACTGGTTCGCGATCGATATCAGCCGGGAAGGGCGGCTGCATATCCAGGGGGCGTTCGGTGCCGCTACCGAAAACGAGATCCTCAAGGAGGTGATGCGCCGAGCCTGGGGAAGGTGGCCCGGTGTCGGCGCCCAATTCCAGATTTGGATCGACCGCAAGCCCTGCGACGACGGTTGGGCCACCTACAGCATGCGCAACCACCGCCGGGTGTCTAAGTTGATCGGTCAGACCTTCACCATGACCCGGCCGCTACAGCAGGACGCGCAATGGACCTATACTGAGATGCGGAGGATTATGCGCTGACGAACTTCTTAGTTGATCCTGGTGCAGGTGCCGCCTGAAACCGCCGGGGTGTTCTTGTTGTTCTCTACGCCATCGACGTAACCGCTCATGTAGTTTCGGAGGAATCGATTGTTCGACAGGTTAATGACGTAGTCGGACAACACCGCGTTGCAGAAAATGTAGTTGTTCGGTCGCACCTCAACTACCTCGCTCCAATCCCGGGCCCGGCACTCGGCATCCGTGTTCGATCCTCCCTCAACGATCGCGACATTGAATGTTAGGACCACCTCGTCGCGGTTGACGAGGTCCTTTCCCATCCGGGTTGTCAGATACTTCAGCTTCAGCACAAATCTGTCGTCGGTGCGCAAAGTTCCCGATCGCCAGCGTTTCAAGTTCTCATCGTAAAAGAGCCCTCCGGCCATTTCCACGGCGCAATAATAGGTCGCGTTTTTAGCTTCTACGGCTTGGGCATTCTCGGTGAGAAGGGCCAGCATCAAGCAGAAGGCGGAAGATCACAGGGGATTGTTTAGTCGTCATGTGCATCCTAGTTCGCCAACCGCTGCACAAGGGCGGTGCCGTTCTGGTTCACGGCACAGAGATAGAACCACTTCTGGGACTGCCCGGCCGCGCTCCATTCGATCTCGACCCGCACGGGCGGGTTAGGACTAGGCCAATTCGCGGGAGCTGGCTGCGGGATGGTCTTGCTCTTCCCGATCTTCATGCCGGCGATCTTTGGCAGTGTGTCGGCGGCCTTGATGATGCACGCGGACTCGTTCGGGCTCGCGGCGAGCGCTGGGGTGGCGAGTAAAGCGAATAAGATCGAAAAACCGCGCATTCGTTAGCTCCAGGATCGTCCGACGTGCGACACCGCTTAGAACGCCCGCGTCACTGACGTGGACCAGCAGCTAAGTGATTTTCCCTGCTGCGGCCAGAAGCCAAAGTTGTAGTCGACTGTCTTTGGCTTGCTGGGTTCCAGCCGCTCATAGATCACGAACAGGTAGTTGTGGATCGCCGTGCCGCTGGCGGCTGCGACCTCGCACTTCACTGACGGATCGCGCACTGGATATTTGTTGGTGTTGGTGAAGGTCAGCTTGCCCTTGAGAATGCTGTATGAGCGATCAAGAGAGCTCATCTTCACGACGGGCGCTTCCGGCGGTAGCTCAACGGCCACTTGCGGTGCCGGCTTTGCCGGGACGGCAGTAGAAGTGGTGTTGGCCGAGGAATCGATCGTAGGTCCTTTGGACCCCATCACGATCGCCAAGACGATGATAGCGAAGCCAAGGAAGAGAAAGCCGGCTGACCGACCCATGCTCCTCTTGTTGTAACGCTTCGTCTCGTATTGATCCCAGTCTTCCGGTTGCATCCCAATCCCCAGCCGGGGGGGAATATGAGGGACGGCTCAACTAGTTACAACTACTACTTGAGTCGCACCGCGCCGCCTCTGACGCCATGTAAGTCAGTTCTGACTTATGGTAGAACTACGTGGTTGACGCAACTTTAAGAACGTGAGTCTTATGGCGCCACACCGCCAACGGTGGCAACATAAGGGAATGCCATGCTGATTGCCGACGACCGTTATTTCGCACTCGTGCGCACGCTCACCGATGCACGCGCTGACTCTGACGACTACGTCGTGATGGGCCGCAACTGGGTGGAGACCCAGGTTCAAGTCGCGCTGTGCGCGGCCGACGTTTACCCGGCGTCGAGCGCGCAGGAGAAGTGA